ACGTCATCAAGCGGACCATCGCCTACTTCGGTGACACGTGGGACGGCTTCTGGACACATCTGGCCGCGCCCCTCGAACAGGGCGGGCTGGACATCACCCCCCACTACGCGAAGGAGGCGCAAGACCTCATCGCCACCATCGCCAAGGACCGTGGCATGGACCCGTGGGAGTACCTGTCGGGCGTGATGGCGACCAACATCGGGCCATCCGACCTGAACACCGCCATGGGGCGGCTGGCCGCCTTCCTGAAGCGCGACCCGGGCAGCGCCGCACCCGGCGATTGGGCCGCGTTCTTCCAGTCCCATCTGGACCCGTCCGCACAGAGCACCTTGATTGCCGCACACGGTGAGGCGACAGGCACTGCGCTGGGGAACGCCGTAGTCCCGGATGGCTTCACCACCAATCCCAACGTCATCGCTGGCGGCACGACCTCGTCTCTGCCGCGCGATGGCATCTTCCACGTCACCACCGCCACTGACGCCGTCAAGGCCGGGGGCTTCAAGGGCAGTACCGCAGGCGAGGCCGTGGCTACCGCCCCGGCACCGGGCGCCCCGCCCATCGCCCCGTTCACTCGTGGCGATACGATGCTGAAGACGTGGGACTCCGTGCTGGAGAACATGGGGCTGCCCAAGCGTGCGCCCGATGGGACCCTGCCGGGCGAAGTGTTGCCCAAGGTGAAGACGACGGTCGGGAAGGACGGTCGTTGGACGTTCCCTGACGGCTATCCGCCCAACGCCCCGCACGTTCTGGCCGAGGGCAAGGGGTCGTTCTCCAACGCCGATGAGTTGAAGCTCACGGCCGCCGACGGGACCCCGAATGAGATTGCCACCTTCACCAACGAGTTCGGCAATCGCTTTGGCGTCCCGGGCAGCGAGCGTCCCATCCAGTACGTTTACCGCGCCATCTCAGAGGAGGACTATCAGGGCATCCTGAAGTCGGGCGTCATCAAGTCTGATGGTCGCATGAACCTTGGCGCCGATGAGGGCACCGTGGCGTCGCATCGCGACCCGTCGTGGTATCTGCCCGGCGACCAAGCGAGTCTTCCGCCCGGCGAGTACGGCGGACGGGTCATCAAGGTCAAGGTCCGAGAGGGCGACGGCTGGCATCTGGACGGGCGGGACAGCTACATCAAGACGTCGCAGCCTATCCCGGCTGACCGCATTGAAATGTCTAGTCCCAAGATTACGAAGACCAAGACGGCGACTCCGAGCAAGCACAACACGCCCGAGCGCACCTACGCGGACGACATCAAGGTGGAGACCACGAGCATCGGTGACGGCCCCGTGAAGGCGGAGGCTGCCAAGGTCCAGCCGCAGGGCTTCGGGTCCAAGGGCGACGTGATGAACGATGGCCGCGTGTCCGTGCTGACCAACCGCGCCCGGGCGCAGACCTATCAGGACCGCCTGATACTGGCCGTCAGGGCCGCCCGTGGAGAGGCCAATCAGGAGGAAGTGCTCGGCCACTTCAGGCCCCTGTACGAGAAGGCGTTTGGCGAGAAGGCCACCGAGTACATGGTCAACGTCGTTGGCGCCAAGCTGGCGGCGAACGCCACGACCCCCGAGCAGGTCTTCCAGATGACCAAGCTGCTCGACGGAGGGCTCATCGGCTCCGGGCTTGACCCGGTCGAGCGTGCCGTGAAAATCACGTCGTCCTTCGAGGAGGTCGAGCGCATCGACCCGGCCCAGATTGGAATGTTGGAGCTGGCCTCCAGCAACAAGGGCGGCATTGCAAAGGAAGGTCTCGACGCAGGCGAGCTGACGCTGCTGCCTGAAGACCTGCGTATCCTCGGCACCGGGACGAAGGACTCCTCCGAGTTCTTTGACACCGGCATCATCGACATGCTGAAGGCCCGAGTGGCCTCCGGCCAGCCGCACCCGAACGCGGACGTTGAGGGCATCCTTCAGCACGTGTCCAAGCTGGTTCAGATGACCCTGAAGGGTTCGGCCGCAGAGGGGCAGACGCGCACGATGCTCCGCGACCTCGTGGAGGCTGTTCCGACCACGCAGGCCGTGCCGTTCAACCGAACCCACGCCCTTGTTGTGACGCTGCTGAAGAACAAAATCCAAGACGCCCAGCAGGACGTCTTCCGGCTGGCCGAGATGCAGACCAAGCGCACCGTGCTGGAGCGCAGCCTGAACCACCCGCTGTTTGGGCTCTACCCGTCGAGCTACATGTGGGGCAAGGTGCTCCCGGAGACGGTGAAGTTCCTCGCGAAGAACCCGTACGCTGCAACGTACGTCATCAACGACGTCCAGCGTGCCATTGCAATCCAGCGCGAGTACGACACGGACTTCGACAAGAAGATGAACGCGGCGGACGAGTCCTCCGGCGCCTTCCTTGCCGACTACCTGACGCCGTCGCTGCCGTGGTCCTCGCACGAGGCCCGCATGTCTCCGCTCGTGCGCGACATCCTCGAAGGGAAAGACCTCGGCGCCATGTGGAAGGACGAGCTGGCCACCATCAGCCCGCAGCGTTGGGTGTCACAGGTCGTCAACACGGTGGACGAAATCCCGGGTGCCGTGCAGTCACTCCAGAACGAGCAGGCTCAGCAGCCCGCATTGCAATCCCTCATCAACCTGCCCGCCCCGGCTGGCGGCGCCCCGGCTGGTGGCGCTGCGCTGAGTGGTGTAGACTCCAGCATCTCAGGACCAACTCCTGCGGCAGCACTGGCGCCCATCCTTGCGGATGACCTCGCTCGGCTGAAGGAACTTTTCGTCACGGCGAAGTGACAGTAACGCGGGCTATTGCAATGTCCGCAGAAAGAGAGTAGTGTTTCCCCAATGACAGACCTTATCGACGGCGCGACCAGCGCAACGTCGCCAGCAGGCGAGGGCTCTACCGAGACCCCGGACCCGACGGCCACACCAGCGGTGGACCAGCTCGCCCTCGCACGGAAGCGTCAGGCAGGAGCAGAGGCAGCTCGTCAGGAAGCCGCTCGTCAACTCACGGACGCACAGGCCAAGCTCGCCAAGTACGAGGCGGCCGACCGTGACGCAGACCAGACCAAGGCAGCCGACATCGCCACCCTTCAAGCCCGTTTGGAAGCCGCTGAGAAGCGAGCCTCGCAGGCGGAGGTCACAGCCAACGGAAAAATCCTCGACGTCAAGTACCCGAACGCACGAGCCCAGCTCCCGGAAATCACCGATGAGGTCCGGCTCGCATACTTCGAGGCCATGTTCGCCGAGACCCCTGTCGAGGGAGAACCCCCGACTCCACAGAACCCCAACGCGAGCAATCGCGCCGCCAGCGGAAGTGCCGTTGGTACTACGGTCAAGCCCGACACGTCTGAGGACATCAAGGCTCGACTGAAGACCATGACACCAGACTGGCTCTAGACCCCGGCTAGACCGGAGAAAGAACACCACCCACCATGGGCACCATCATCTCTACCGCGACTACGAACTTCAACCAGACGGTTGTCGCTCTGGTCAACAAGCGTCTGGAGGAACTGCTGCGCGCACCGCTGCCGCACATCCTTCCGGGCAACTTCCGTGAGGCGTCGTTCGTCAAGGGCACGAACAACGTCATGCGGTTCATCAACATCGCCGACATGTCTGTCGTCGCTGGCACGCCGAGCCCGGGCACCCTCCCGTGGCTCAATGAAGGCGCGCCGAACGCGACGGAAGACCTCGCGATTGGCTACGAGGAATTCTCTGCCAATCAGGCCGGTCGTGTCATCAAGCTCTCGGACATCGGCCTCATGGAGTCGCCTTTCGACCTCCTGAGCGAGGCCGCTGACCGGATTGCGCGCAACGCCATTGCCACGGCCGACCGTCGGGTCGCCGAGGTTCTGTCCGCTGGGGCGCAGGTCACGTATGCGTCGGGGACTTCCCGCGCGACCATCAACAGCAACTCGCCTCTTACCGGCGCGCTGGTCAAGCTGACCGTCGCCCGGCTGAAGGCAGCCGCTGTCCCGACCTTCGCGGACGGCACCTATCGCGCCATCGTGCACCCGGGTTCGACCTTCGACCTCGAAAGCGATACGGCGGTGGGTGGGTGGATTGACGCCCAGCGTTACGCTGGCAGCCAAGCCCTGTTCACGGGCGAGGTCGGCCGGTACGCCGGGGTTCGGTTCATCGAGTCGCCTGCTGCGGTCTCGTTCGCTGCGGTCCTTGGGCCGCTCGTCACCAACGTCGGCGCTGCGGCCATCGCTGCGACCGACAACGTCACCATCACGGCGCCGACCAACCTTGTCGCGGGCAACCGCGTCAAGATTGCCACCATCACTGGTGGCGCTGGCCTGACGGCGGCCAGCACCTACTTCATCGTCCAGCCGACCTCGAACCTCGTGTTCAAGCTCAGCGCGACGCTGAACGGTGCGCCCATCGACATCACGACGGACACCACTGTCCTGACGATGAACGTGGTGAACGACGTGCTCAACGCGGTCATCTTCGGCCCGGAGGCGTACGCCTTCGGTGACTGGGGCTCCATCCAGACCTACCTCACCCAGCCGGGTGGGACCACGGACCCTCTGCACCAGCTCACTCAGATTGGCTGGAAGGGGATGTTCGGGGCGGTCATCATGGGAGAAGGCACCAACGCAACTGGTGTCACGCCCGCGCGGTACCGCCGCATCGAGCACACGTCTCAGCTCTAGTAGCTGGGGAGTGACGCTCCTCTAGTCGGTCCAAACAACCCCTCTGCCATTGCGGCAGGGGGGTTGTTCATGTACCATGGGGAGGCATGGACACCACCCGGGACATCATCTACCGCAACTTCAAGCTGAACGACGCCGCAGTCGCGTCCGGGGTGGACAGCTCCGACGGGCTGGGTAAGGGCATCGCGGGCTCCGTCATTGACGAGTTCGACCCCGATGACGTTGACATCGTCCAGTTCACCGAGAAGCGCGCGGAGGCTGACGGCATGGACGTCGGCAGCCCCTTCCTCGGTGGGCGGCGCATCCGCCTCTCGGGCACCGTGTACGGCAAGACTCGCGCCCTGTGCTACGACATCCTCTGGCAGCTCCGGGCGACGATGAGCCCCACGCTCGCGGCCCGGGAAATCCCGGGCGACAAGGGCTACCTGCCGCTGTACTTCAGCGTCCCGACGAATGACAATGTCAACTTCCCGACTGGGGCAATTGAAATGCGCGCCCTCGTCATGCCCAAGGGGTTCCACTCCCCCATCAACCGTGACCAGCACGGCGGCGTGGACGGAGACGCCATGGCCATGAGTTGGTCCGGGATGTTCACGATGCGTGACCCGACCTTCGAGGGCATCACACCGCAGGACGTGGCCTTCGCCGATGGCGTCGTGCTCAACAACGGCACGGCCGCACAGGCCACCGACCTTGTGTCGTTCCTGTCCGCCCACGGCCTCGTCGCCGGGGACCGCATCTTCTTCTCGCGCCTTGCTGGCGGGACGGGCCTCGGCCTGAACACCAGCTACTACGTCCTCGCGGCCGGGCTGACCTCTACCGCCTTCGCCGTGAGCCTCACGAACGGTGGCGCCACCGTCAACATCACGGTGGACTACACCCGAGTCGAGGCGTCCAAGTTCCAGACCTTCGCTGGCAACTTCCTCAATCGCGGCACCTACAACGCTCCGCTCAACATGCTCATGGCGGTCGGCGCGCAGGCTGGGACCATCACGGTTGCCGCTGGCGGCTCGAACTTCACGATTGCAATTCCCGCCACGACCGACCCTGCCTACACCGGGGTCACGGCCAACGCCGGGACGGACCTCGTCACCCTGACCGGCCACGGCCTGCTCGCAGGGGACCGGGTCTACTTCACCACCCTGACGGGCGGGACCGGCCTGAACCTGAACACGACCTACTTCGTGTCTGCCACCGGGCTGACCGCCGACGCCTTCTCCGTGT